GTGATTTTCCTCGCTCTCGACCGCCCGAGCGACGTCTCCAAGCTTCTCTCTCTCGACCTGACAGGGGTTTGGATCAACGAGGCGCGGGAAATAGCCAAGGAGGTGCTCGACGGCCTGACGGCGCGTGTCAACCGCTTCCCCAGCCCCGACCAGGGCGGTCCCACGTGGTCGGGCATCATCATGGACACCAACTCGCCGCCCGAGGACCACTGGTGGCCGATCATGTCGGGCGACGTGGCCCCGCCCGAGTGGCTGCCCGAGGCCGAACGGTCGCTGCTGATAAAACCGCCTTCCTGGGAGTTCTACACCCAGCCGCCCGCCATGCTCGAGGTGTTCGGCGAGGACGGCCGGGTCCTGAGCTACGTCATGAACCCCGATCGCGCCAACAAGGCGCTGCCCGACCGCTACTACCTCGACATGCTGCAGGGCAAGAGCCGGACGTGGATCGAGATCTACATCCTGAACCGCTACCGCTCGCTGATCGACGGCAAGCCGGCCTATCCCGAGTGGAGCGCCGACGTGCATGTGGCGCGCTCGCCGATCAGGCCCCGCGAGAGCCATCCCATCCTGATCGGCGCCGACTTCGGCCGCACGCCGGCGGCGGCGTTCGCCCAGGACATCGATGGCCAGCTGCAGTTCTTTCACGAGCTCGTGATGGCGGGTGTGTCGACCCAGACCTTCGCCGCGACCGTGAGCCGCGAGATCGTGCGGCGCAGCTGGCAGAACTTCAGCTTCCAGATGTGGGGCGACCCGTCGGGCGACGACATGGCCCAGACCCGCGACGAAACCAGCCTGCAGATCATGCGGGCGGCCGGGCTCAAGATGGCGCCGGCGCCGACCAACGACCAGCAGATCCGCCTCGAGGCGGTGGCCGGGATGCTGACCAAGATGGTCCCGCACGGCCCCGCCTTCCTGGTCTCGCCGACCTGCAAGGCGATCATCGCCGCGCACGGCGGCGGCTACCAGTTCAAGCTGATGGCCGGCTTCAAGAACTCGATCTACGACAGCAGGCCGTGGAAGAACCGCCACAGCCACATCGCCGACGCGGTGCAGTATGTCGTGCTCGGCTCGGGCCACTGGAAGCCGCTGTTTCAGATGAAACAGGTGGCGCGGGCGGTGACGGTGCAGAAGGCCGGCAACCCGTTCAGCCGGCAGGCGGCCCGTGCCGGCATCCTCGCCAAGCGCTGGAACGCCGGCAGTGGTTGACCCCCGACTGGACGCGCCGCGTCCAGCGGTTTGGAAGCCGTGGGAGGGCCGCTGGCAGGTCTGCTTCCTGCCGGGACCGCTCCATCCGCTGTTCAAGGTACTTCAAAGTACTTTGGGGCGGCGGGCCCACCTCGAACCGCCCTTCCAGCACTGCCTGCTGATCCAGCCGGTCGAGGGCGATCGCTGGCTGATGGTCGAATGGACGCTGATGCAGCTCGCCGTGTCGGTGGTCGGGCGCACCGAGATCGCCGTGCTGCACCGGCTGGTGACCCAGCGCGGCGCCATGCTGGAGTACAGCGGCGCCGACAAAGTGCCGAAGGCCACGCTGTGGCAGGCCTGGCAGCCGACCACCTGCGTCACCGTCGTCCGCTCGGTGATGGGGCTGCCGCCGCGCCATTTCCTGACGACCATCAGGGAATTATGGTACGAGTTGCTCGATCGCGGCGCGGTAGTGCTTATCGACCTTCCCCAGGAGCGGAGGAAATCCTCATGTCGGGTGGCGGCGGCGGCGGCAACGACAACGCCTTCTGGGCGATGAAAAAAGAGATCGACGACCAGCGCATGGCGGTCGAGGCCGAGACTGCCGCCAAGGCGGCCGAGGCCAACCAGAAGCGCCTGACACTCTACTCGGGCGGCGGCCTCAGTGCCCTCGCCACGGCCGGCTACTCGGGCTACTCGTCGGCCAAGACGCTCGGCACGTCAGGCATGCAGCTTGGCACTGCCTGATGGCGAAGAAACCAACCAACGGCCGCATCAACAACGGCTACACGCCGCAACCGCCCTATCCGAAACGCTCGGCCGCCAGCTCGGGCAACGGTTCGGCCAAGCCGTCGTCGTCGGCGCGCACGCCGGGCGACAGCTACACCTCGATGGGCGAAGGCGACGCCGGCGCACGCCAGGCGCCGTCGATCGAGAGCTACAAGACCTACGAGAAGCTCTATGCCGAGGCCAAGCGCGGGCGCGACCCGTGGATCCAGCTGTGGCAGGAGATCTACAACTACACGCTGCCGCAGCGAGAGCATTTCTTCCAGAAGACGCCGGGCCAGCAGCGTACCGACCTGATCTTCGACGAGACCGCCGTAACGGGAGTTCCGCGATTCGCCAGTCGCCTGATGAGCGGCTACTTCCCGCAATACGGCGAGATCTTCTCGCTCGAATATGGCCTCGACGCTCCGGCCCACATGCAGACCGGCACCGGCTTCGCCAAGCTCGAGGAGCTGACCCGCATGATCCACACCAGCTGGCAGAACTCCAACTTCGCCAGCGAGATCAGCGAGGCCATGATCGACCTCGGCATCGGCACCTCCAACGTCTGCCTCGAGCCCGGCGACTGGCCGGGCGACGTGGTGTTCACCGCCATGCCGATGACCCACATCGCCATCATCAAGGGACGCGACGACACCATCCGCGGCTGGTTCACGTGGTGCCAGATGGCGCTCGACGACATCCTGAAGAAGTGGCCGAAGGGCACCTACGACGCGCAGTTCAGGAACCGGCTCAAGGCCAACAGCCGCGACAAGGACACCGTGGTCAACGCGGTGTGGGAGAACGACGGCGCCGTCGAGCGCACGTGGACCCGCATCGTCGTGGTCGAGAGCGCCAAGAAGGCGATCTGGGAGCAGCAGCTCAAGGGCGAGGGCGCCTGCCCGTGGTCGACCGCCCGGTGGAGCAAGACCGGCATGGATGCCTGGGGCCGCGGCCCCCTGCAGCTCGTCATGCCGGCGATCAAGACGGCGAACCTCACGGTCCAGCTGGTGCTCGAGAACGCCGAGCTCGCGCTGGGCGGCGTCTATGTCTACGACGACGACGGGGTGTTCAATCCCGACAACATCATCCTGCAGCCCGGCACCTTCATCCCCAAGAGCGTCGGCAGCCAGGTCGCCCCGCTCGGCAGCGCCGCCAAGTTCGACGTCAGCCAGCTCGTCCTGCAGGACATGCGGATGAACATCAAGAAGGGCCTGTTCATCGACGAGATGGACACGCCCGGCAAGACGCCGCGCTCGGCCTACGAGATCCAGAGCCGCATCGCTGAGACCGCCCGCGACCTCTCCGCACCGGGTGCCCGCATCACCAAGGAGCACCTCGTCGAGTGGGTCAACCGCACGATCTACATCTTCGAGAAGCAGGGCATCCTCAACGCCCGCAACATGCGGGTCGACGGCAAGCGCATCCGGCTCAACGTGAAGTCGCCGTTTCTGCGCGGCCAGGACGCCATCATGATGCAGGAAATGATGACGATGGCCGGCCAGCTCAACGCCATCTTCGGCGCCGGCACCTCGGCCATGCAGTTCAAGCGCTCGACCACGGTGCCCGAGATGGCGCGGCGCAACGGGGTCAGCCTGTCGATGCTGAACACCGACGCCGAGATCAAGCAGATGATGGCCGAAGCGCAGGCCGGGCAGGTCAAGGCGGGGCAACTTTCCGGTCAGCCGGGCGCCGGCGCCGGCGTCTCGCCGGGCACGCCGTCCGACCCGGCCGCCATGCTCGACAGCCTCGCCAAGCTGGCGAGCGCGCCTAACTGATGGCGAGGGACCTCCGGGCGATCGTCGCCAAGCGGGCCCGCTCGATGTCGCCCGACGGCCGCGACTACTCGAAGGAGATGGAGGACGAGCTGAACCGTCTGGCCTATCTTGTGTTCCACGACGAGCCGGGACAGAAGTTCCTGGCTTACCTGAAGGGGATCACCATCAATACGACCTTCGACGACCTGGTCGAGCCGACCCGCCTGATGCACTTCGAGGGCCGCCGCTGGATCGTCAGCCTGATCGCCAAACGTGTAGCCCTGGGAGAACAGCTCT